GCGTAAGCAACGTATAGATCATCACAATACTATATGGGGACCGTTCGGACGTAACTTGCATGAAGACTTGTTAGGTGTAACTGGACAGGGTGTAAGCATGGCTCCAGGTACTGAACGTAGAAACATATTACATGGTAGACATGAAAACAGTACTATCCATGATGAAGTAGGTATGCGCCATTATTATAGTGAGTGGGGCAAGTATCTAGACATTGATCCGTACAGTATGGTAAAGTAATAAAGATTAACCCCTAGCTAAATTAATAACTAGGGGTTGCTTTCAAATCTTTTTATATCACCCTATGGGATCGTTAAATCTATTTTTACTTATTAGGTTTACCATTTACGAATTCATAGAACTTATCAGCCGCTTCTAATACAGCATCAACGCCTGGTACTTCTGGCATTGTTACCTGTGTTACAACTTCGTCGTCTTCTTTTGTAATCAAAGTTGACCAACCTGCAAACTTGGCATGGTAATCATTCCAGATGTTATTCTGTGCCATCTCTAGCACCTTTGTACGAATTTCGTAACCATTTTTATTTGTTGTGATTTTTGGCATTGCCGACTTAAACATTTCTGCAACCTCTTGGGTTTGTTTAAAGATGGCTTCTCCATATTTTGTATCTACGCTCATTTTATTCTCCTATGTGTATGTGTGTAGTGTTATTAATAATAACATACATATTTAGCCCTTGTCAAGAAAAGAATCGCCAATTTAGATACCTTAGACCATTTATACGTGCTTTATGATCGAGATCTCGACTCTAAATAATAGACTGGTCAAGTCGTGATCAGCAATAAGAAAGGAGATCCATATGGATATCTTAACAAAAGTAAAAGGTTGGGCAGGTGCTCTAACTGAAGTAGGTGTAAGTTTACTTTCATTAGGCATTGTGCTAGAAGTACTTTTTGCAGGGCAAAACATTCCGTTTTGGCCAAACATTAGCGTTATTAGTAACGTTCAATCAATAGTAGCAGGCTTTTCCGCTCAAGGACTAGTTGGTCTTGTTGCTGTATGGGTATTATATTCAATCTACACAAAGAAGTAATATAACACTTTAACTAAAGTGACAGAGCCTTCTTGGCGGGCGGCTCTGTCATATTCTTTATAAACCTAAACTCCACATCCATATTGGTATAACGACTGCATGTAATACTACACACAAGGTAAGCATCAATATAACTATTTTAGGATTACCTCTGTCGCCATGCATTAGTCTGTACTCAATCCTGAAGGGTTATACTGCTCTCCGTTGTATCCTGGATAGGTATCATCTTCTACTCCAAAGTTACAACTCGCAACAATAAACAAAAATGCTATTGAAGCATACGCTGTACGTTTACTCCACAAGATGAAGCCATCAAATGCTACTTCAGCTTGCTTTTGTGCATCTTTGGTTACCTTACTCATTTCTCTAATCCTAAACAAGGAATAAGAATAGATTGTTTACAGTTGTCTGGATAAGCAATCGCTGACCCAAGAATAGGCATACCTACCATACCAATAATGATAATCAAGAAAGCCCAACCTAAACCTTTAGTTGTACAATAGTACGTTTGTTCACTCATGTTCTATTTCCTCTTAATGCAAAATACATTCCGCCTACCCAAAGTAGTACGTGTAAATTGTCATACCATAAGACGTCCCAGAAGCTTTCAGGTTCGCCTGTCCATATAACACCTGTCATAATACTAGCAATAGTAATACCCGAGAAGCGTGTAATTACATCACCAAACTCTTTTAGTCGTTTAATATAATCTAAGACGCCGCCGACTAATATTCCAACGCCGGCACCTAGTTCTCCTAGTACGACAACTGACCACACCAGTAGCGTTAATTCTACTGGTGAGTCATTTACATCAATTGGCCACTTGTTCATACCTTGCTGTAGGAATACAACAATTAACGGAACACGTAGCAACCAATGAGTCATACAAAACTCTGGGATCTTGTTTACAAAATTTATAAGCATAATCTTAAAGGTCTGCTAACAACGCCTTTAATTTTTTCTTTGACTTACCTTTTACTTTGGCACCTTTAATTGCATCAACACCTTCTTGTGTCAACTCACCTACAACTACAATAGCAATCATGCCCATTGTTTTGTGTGGTGAACACTGATATAGATATACGCCTGGTGTGTCAAATGTAATTGTAACTTCTTTTGACAGTTTTGATTTACGTGGTGCGTCCCAACCATCTGGACCTGCAATAAATTCTACATTATGTCCTTTTGATGTTGGTAGCCATGTGATTGAATCTCCTACTTCGATAGTTGAGATGTCTTCACTGTAAACCATTTTTGCTCCATCGTCACGCTTGTTTAGCATGTCAACGGAGATGTCTGCGGCTAGTGCCGGAGTTGACAGTAGACCCATGAGGGCTACTGTAGATAGTAAATTCTTCATGTGTGTTTCCTTTGTGTATGTGTAACCCCGGACTCGGGGTATATGTAATATATAGCACGAATTGACCCAAAGGTCAACCCGTATTATATTTGTGTGCTATTTTGTAGCAGGCTTTCCGCTTAGAAAATCTGCTTCTTCATCAGTATAGGGCCACATTATTTGCCGCCCTTTTTCTTTTCGCCTTTTGGCTTTATGTATGTATGGTCTGGGTCAATCATTAGTAGCTCTGATACATGTTGTTTTTGAACTCAGTTATCTCTGCGGCTCTTTTGTAATAGCCGTGAGCTCTTAGTTCTCTAATTGCCATACAGTAACTTCTGTATTCCATTGCTTTAATAAAACGTTTAAACATTTTTGCCATACTCCCTTGGAGATAACATTAATGCTCTTGCTTCTTTATGAAAGCCTTGACGTGATAACTCAGCGGCCGCTCTTGCTCTACCAGCTGATTCACCAAATGCAATTAATCCTACAAATGCAATACTTAATGCAGTTCTAATCATCTTACATACTTTACATGTGTAAGTCCATGTTGTGTTAGTCATTGTTGCTACAGTCATTATACTGATCCTCTCAAGTTTTCGTTTACTTCTATTCCACGTATGATTGTTCTATCACCACGTGCAATGTTTCTAATGTCGCCACGGCAAATGCCAATGTCGTTTAGTTCAAACTCAGTTAACTTGCTCAGTTCATTATATGTTCTTCTGTATGAAGCCCTACGTTCTGCACGTAGTCTTACTGCTCTGCGCCAATCACTAAATCCTTCGATTGCATCTTGAATCCAGCTTGATGCTGTTAATACATAATGTGCCATTAGATATGTACTCCCATTTTAGGTCCTTGACCTTTGTGGGTTAACATGTGGTGATAAGCATACTGCCAATCTGTTCCGTACTCTGTTTTGGCGTAAGTGAGCATCTCTTTTTCGAACTTCCCAGTTGGAAGTGGGTTTCCAAGTAAACTCACAAGGCCGTTGAATAGCATTGTTGCCATTTTTTTCTCCTAGTTAAGTTGTGGATGCTTGAGGAAAGCAATACCCCGGAACTTCCCCGGCGGTGCAAGCACCTTTGGTGCTCGTCAATTGCGTTTTAAGGAGTGCTTTGTAACTCCCATAGTCTATCCCATGTGTCTATGTGTGTTGTCAAAACCACCATTGCAGTTGTTTTAACACTGTTATTTATACAATAGTACAGCCATGCTTACATAAAATCAAGTGGTTTTTGGTAAAGGCTGTCATGCGTTATGTGCATGGATAAATGTCTTGACAACATACCTAGATTATGTTACATTATAAATAACGTTGGAACAATCCTGTTCCGTGGCAGGCATCGTTGAGCCTGCTCTTATTATGTGAGCGATGTGGTAAAGACATCAAGCAGAGGAGATAATAAATGGACGCACTCACCTTATGGATGGCTGTAGGTTTCTTGTTCGCAGGTTACGCAGTTATCGCAAATGATTCCGTACAAACATTAGGTACATGGATCGCAAGTAATAACGAAAAATTTAATTGGAAGATTATGTGGGGAGCGGCTTCAGCAGTTCTCCTTTATACATTGTGGTATGGTTGGTATATGAACGGAGGTGACATTAGTTACGGACGTTTGAATAAAATTCCATTCCAAGAGATACAGTGGTATCATGCAATGGCACCAGGACTATTATTAATACTTACAAGGATAGGAGTACCAGTTAGTACTTCTTTTTTAGTATTAAGTGCCTTTGCAAGTACGTTTGTACTAGAGAAGATGCTTATGAAAAGCATGATGGGCTATGCTGTCGCGGCAGTTGCGGCATATGTTATTTGGTTAGTAGTTAGTAAACTATTAAACGAAGCAAAGCCTGTTAAAGAAGAACATAAGAAAGCATGGCGAATAGCACAATGGGTAACAACAGGCTTCCTGTGGTTTACTTGGTTGTCGCATGATATGGCAAACATTGCCGTGTTCCTACCTAGAGAAATACCTTGGGACTTAATGATCCTAATTAGTACTATGTTTGTCGTAGGACTAGGATTTATGTTTAAAGAAGGCGGCGGCAAGATACAAAAGATTGTACTAGAAAAACACAACACACGATATGTTCGGTCAGCAACTATTATTGATGCAGTGTACTGGTTAATCTTATTCTTCTTCAAAGAGCTTAACGATATACCTATGTCAACAACATGGGTGTTTGTAGGACTGTTATGTGGACGTGAACTTGCAATGGCAACAATAACAGGCAAGGAAAAATTTAAGACAGTGTTTCCGTTGGTCACCAAAGACTTTTTCAAGATGATGATAGGCTTGGGTGCATCAGTAGGAGTAGTGTTAATGATACATTATGTTATAGTACCTAACGGTTACTAAACATTTTGGTAAGGTAGTGTCTTTGTACACTACCTTTTTTCTTGACTAATACTTGGTATGAGTGTATTGTATAAGTAAGTTTAACATACACAGAAAGGGAACACATTGAAGATGAAAATCATTACTGGAAATGCTAATCCGAAACTAGCACAAGAAATCGCAGAACATTGTTTTGCAACCCTAGTACCAGCAACAGTTTCAACGTTTGCAGACGGCGAGTCAAGTGTAGAGTTTAACGAAAATATACGTGGTGAAGATGTGTTTATTATACAAAGCACAGCAACACCAGTTAATGATAGTTTAATGGAACTGTTAATAATGATTGATGCGGCACGTAGATCAAGTGCTAGTAGAATTACAGCAGTTATTCCTTACTTTGGTTATGCTAGGCAAGATCGTAAGAGTGCTTCACGTACACCTATTACAGCAAAGTTGGTTGCTAACTTATTAGTTACAGCAGGCGCAGATAGGATCCTTACAATGGATCTACATGCAGGACAGATACAAGGCTTTTTTGATATTCCAGTTGACGATCTTACTTCACGTATTGCATTTGCTAAAGACATTAAGCGAAGCATAGGTATTGTAGATGATCCAGAAGTTCAGCAACAGTCTACAGTATTCGTATCACCTGATGCAGGCGGTGTTGTTCGTGCTAGAAAGTTTGCTGACATGTTTGGAGGCGACATTGCTATAGTAGACAAACGTAGGCCAGAAGCAGGTAAGAGCGAAGTAATGAACTTGATAGGAGATGTTAAAGGTAAACATGCTATCCTAGTAGATGATATTGTTGACTCAGGAGGCACACTATGTAATGCCGCTAAAGCTATTATGGATCAAGGTGCATTAAGTGTTCGTGCTTATATAACACATGGAGTATTGTCAGGCGAAGCATGTCAAAGGGTAGAGAAGAGTGTACTTGACGAATTAGTAGTAACTGATTCTATTGCTAATAGATGTCCTAAGAACTGTAAGAAGACACGACAAGTAAGTGTCAGCCAGTTATTTGGAGAAGCTATTCGCCGTGTTACAAATGAAGAGTCTGTATCTAGTCTATTTGTGTAATGTGTTTAATGTATTCAGTCATTGAATGATCTGAAAAACTATCTATCTTACCGTTCTTCCAGCCCATCCATATACCACGCCATCTATCTTTAACCATTTGCCAACCTGTAGGCTTTCTATACTTGCCATAGGCATTTAGATAATGTTCAGTACCGTGATGTGCATATCCCATAAGACGTAAAGGAACAGTAGTAACAATGTCATTATTGTTCTTCCAACGATGATGTTCAACTCCTAAGTGTACAACGTAACCTTTCCAACCTACTCGTGGGCTACCATATGTATAAAGTTGCTGAGGATTTGGTACTTTTGTGTTATAATGACAACGGCTAGCCATGATAGTTGCCATCGCCGCTCCTAAACTATGTCCACAGAACCATAGATCCTGTTTAGGTGTTTTTGACATTAAGTCTGCCATAATTGAAGGCCACAGCATGTCTACTTCTGCTTTAAATCCTCTGTGTACCCTACTAACAGTCTCGGCTATCACTGGCATTGCTTTTAAGTCTGCACTTATGTCATTAAACTCTGTTGGCTGTGTTCCACGGCATGCAATAACTAAATCTGTCTTATTTTGGAATCGATATGCCTGTGCGCCGTTTCGATCGTAAAACTCTATAGTTGTAAATCCTAGTTTTTTAGCTTGACTTTTTACTTGTTTTGCGTTATTATAAGATATAAAAGCAAGTTTAGCGAAAAGTAAGGATCTTTCTTTGAAACTCAGTTCTCTTATGCCCATAGACTACTCCTTTATTAAATACAATACTATTTATATGCTTGCTAAATACAGTATCGGAGTATAAGATGAAAAAACGAACAAGAAGTATTTTGCAAGAACTCAATAACTTGTCTATGTCTAAAAGCAATGACCATTTGATTGAGACCACGGCTAATAATATTATTGAAAGTGCCATCAATCTTTTAAATAGAATTAATGAGCAGTATGACGAAGTTACAGCTAGTGAAATGGAAAGACGCTTTCTAAACTCAATTAGAACAGGCGATCCAAAAAAGTTTAAACGAGCTATTGACAAAGTTATCGAGAGTAAAAAATGAAAATAGATGATCTATTAGAAGCAACAAATAAAAAGAAAAAAGATAGTTGGGTTAAGAAAGCTGACGATTGGGTTAGAGGTTCTTGGTTACAACAGCAGGTTGACATTGCACAAAAACAAACGGGTAATAAAGGACCAGCTTCCTTTGCTTCAAAAGTTGATGATAAAAGCGATAACAAAAAAGATAATAAATCTAAGAAAGCTCAAAAGTCTAATTTTAGAAACACACGGATTAACGTAGACAAACTTCCTAAGTCAGCACAATTCAAAGACAAAGACGGAGTTGTATGGGCGTGGGAACCAAGCAGAGATTCTTGGCTACCTAATGATAATAGTAAAGTACCTTTGAGTTCTAGAGACGGTGCTAGAGGATATAACTCAGCTAAGAAAACAGAGCGAGGGTATTACGAAAGTAAAACAACAACAGGGCAATTATTAACAGAAGGTGGAAACATATTTAAAACAGAACCTGAAAAGAAACTAATTGCACAACGTATTGCAACAGCAGATGTAGACTCTACTGTCAAATGGTTAAATGCTACAATGGGCTTTAATTTTACCAAAAAAGAATATCTAGGAACCACAGGTACAAAAACAGATCCAGATGGAACATTCGAAAAGAACTCATCTGGTGACTTAGATCTAAACACAGATACTAGAGAATTACCTAAAGAAGAAATAATTGCAAAACTTAGTGCGTGGTGTCAAAAGCAAGGCATCCCTGATTTAGAAATTATGAACAAAGGTAGAAAGTTCGAAGCAGGTTGGATTAGAGATGCAGGAGTACAGGTTCACTTCCGAACACCAATCAACGGTGATCCTAAAAAAGGTTTTGTACAAACAGATTTTATGCTAACTGATAATCCTGCTCTACAGCGTGGAGCCAAACGTGGCGGCACAGCACAGTTTGGTGGTGCTGATAGAGCTGTATTACTTTCTAGTCTTGCAAGAGGCAGAGGATATAAGTTTAGTCCTAACAAAGGTGTGGTTGATCCTAACAATGGTGATAATGTTGTTGCAGACGACTGGGACGAAATTGCAGTAATACTATTAGGCAAAGGTGCTACAGAAGCAGACACGCACACTGTTGAAAGTATGCTTGCAAAGCTAAAAGGCGATCCTAACTATGATGAGCTTATTGCTCCGTGGAAAGAAACAATGACTAAAATAGGCAAAGAAGTACCTGAGCAAACAAGATATAACGAAATAGTTGACTTAGTACAGAGGATTAGATAATGCGTTTTGTTGAATTTAAACAACCGTTAAAGGAAATGGAAGCACGAATACAGCATGCTGAAGACTTAATATTCTATCAAGGAAGTAAAGGTGCAAGACATGCAATAGATGCACTTCGTAGTATGGCAGGTGATGACCATAAATCAGTAACACTTAAATGGGACGGCGCACCAGCGGTAGTATTTGGACGTAATGATCAAGGCGAATTTGTATTTACAGATAAGTCAGGCTTTATGAAAAAAGGCGGAGTTGAACGTACTACTTCACCTGATGCATTGCAAGCCGCATTACTTGGACGTAGTGGCGGGAAGTTAAAAGATGATCCAGGCAGGCAAGAATTTGCAGGTAAGATGGCAACTCTTTTTGGATTATATGAAAAAACAATTCCAGATACATATCGAGGATATTTTAAAGGTGACCTATTATATTACACAACGCCGCCAATTAAAGACAAGAATTATATATTTGAACCACAAATAGTTGAGTATGCTGTCGATGTTAACAGCGACTTAGGTAAACGGATTGGAGCAAGTACAACAGGTATTGTAATACACAGAGAAGTTGATGATCAAGGCAACGAAGGACCGTTTAAGAGTATTGACATGTTTAACAAACAAAAAACAGTATTGGTAGTACCAAGTGTAACAACTGAACAGCCTGTTGAAGTTGACTCCAGTGCTATTGACCAACTTGATCAAATAATAACAAAAAACGCCGCAGGCATAGATGAATTACTTAATGTTAACACACTAACACAAAAGCAAATGAAAGCACTACCTGATTTACTTTATGCATATATGAATAGTAAAGTTGACTCAGGATTAACTGGACTAGGCGCTGACTTTGCAAAATGGTTAGAAGCTAGAAAACAAGTGTCAGACAAAATGAAAAATAAAGTCTTACAATATATAAACGAACATAAAAATGCGTTTACTGCACTATGGAACGTAGTAACAGCAGTAATGAATACTAAGAATGATATTATCAGCAAGTTTGATAGTCAAGGCGGACAAGTAAAACAAAGTATCAACGGCCAACCGGGCGGTGAAGGGTATGTACTAGCTCACCCTAAAGGCGATGTAAAGTTAGTACCGAGAGCAACATTTAGTGCGGCTAATAGAGCCAAGCAAAGATAAGGAGAAAAACTATGAAAATGACAGACCTCAATGAGAAATATGGAGACGACGACTTTGGTCTCAAAGGGCACGGTAGCGAATTAGATTTTGATATGCGAGCTTCAGATAAAGATAAATCTAGTGCAGACGATAATATTATTATGCAAGTTAGAAAAGCTCATCAAATGAGATTTGGACAGAACAAACCAATAAAATTTAGAGACGGTAGCGAGCATGAAATTAATCAAAATGTATTAATTAAATTAGACCAGCACCATACTAAATTAAGAACATCAGATCAAAAAGATGAATTTGCCAATGCTATTGCACAATCTAAAGAAGATATGGCAAAAGAATACCATAAGATAAAAGGTAACTAATCAATATGGCTGAAAAATTCACAGCTATGCAATGGGCGGCGATCGAAGGCGGGCATACAATGGAGCCTGAAGTCGAAGAACAAAAACCGTTTTCATTCATTAAAGACATGCAAGAAGCTAGACTAACTAGAGGGCAAGATTCAAATAGGATACTTACCTACACAGATTGCTGTGAAAGGTTATATCTTAGTATCTTGATGTTAGAAGCTATGCGACAGTATCCGGGATATACTGGACAGGTTAAAAGATATGCTAAAATGTCTACTCAAAAGTATTTTTCTTATATGAGTAACCGTACTGACCTGCATAACTTTATATATTATGTAGTAGGTGACGATTCAGCACAAGATAAGTTAAAAGATCCAAATGCGGCAAAGGCTCTAAGAGCAATAACTAAAATTGATATTAAAGAACTTGACAGGTATTTAAGAATGCTTGGTGTTGGTAGTAGTCCTACTCTTGTTGGACCGTTTTTAATTAGACTCGGAGACAGTCTAAAGATTACAAATACAGACTACAAAGAGATTAGGCGAGTACTTACATATTTTAGTAATAGTACAACACTACAGCGTAGAGCGGCAATTACAAAACTCTTGTTTGCGGCTAGAGCAAAGTTAAGAAGCAGTGATTTAATTGACGAGTTTAGTAAGTTTGTTGCTGATACTAACTTAGAAACATCAGCAGTAAAAGACAACGAGCCTACAGTTAGTGTACCTGACTTAGGAACTTCAGCTAAAGATATTAGTTTATATAGATATCTTGTTGGACAAAAGAACGTAGCACTAACTAGAAAGTTTTTAGAACTAGCAGGACAAGGTAAATCAATTAGTTCTCCTTATGTACAAGCATACTTACCAGCAGTTAAAATGATAGATGATATTGTACAAGCAGGGCCTACATACGTGCAAAACCTTAGAGTATTGCATCAGAGAGCCAAAAAACGCCGATAACCAGCACTTTTTTTGTAAAAGACTAAATACATATAACAACTTCGCAGAGTAGCGGAATTGGTCATTAGATAACATAGGAGAAATAAAATGGCAGGAATAGGATTTGGAACTAATTATGACGCATTTGCAGGAAACGGCTTAGGCCCGCAAACACGTATTGTTAATTTAGCAAAAACAAACATGACACAAGCAGAGCTTGATGCGGCGGTTCAGTATTTACAAACAACTGATGTTGCAGGAACAAACGATGCACATACTATTGCAG